CAGCAACAATTGGTAATGCAATCGGAGCATTTAGTGGTTCGGTTCAAGTAGACCACGATTCAACTACAAACTTCGTAGCAAACGAACACATCGACCACACAAGTGTAACTCTTACCGCAGGTAATGGTTTAACAGGTGGTGGAGATATTTCTACTAACAGAAGTTTCGCAGTCGGAGCAGGAACAGGTGTTACTGTAAATGCTAACGATGTAGCAATTGGACAGGATGTAGCAACAACCGCAAATGTAACATTTGCAACAGCATCTATTTCACAAGACTTAACAGTTGGTGGAGACTTAGTTGTTCAAGGAACACAAACATCAGTAAACACAGCTAATTTATTAGTTGAAGATAGATTTATCTTGATGAATAGTGGTTCAGCAACAGGTGATGGTGGATTCATAGTTCAAACAGAAGCAGGATTCACAGGTGCAGCATTTGGTTGGGACGATTCAGCAGGTCGTTTCGGTTTACAAATCGGAACTAAGTTAGCACAAAATGCTACCGCAATCGCACCAGACGCATATGTCGCATCAGTAGTAACATCAGACGACGCTACTTACCAAAAGAATGGTAATATTAGAGTAGACTCTGGTGAAATTTATATCTATGTAGAATAATCCTAATATTAATGGTTTCAAATGGGATTAATAGATAGAAAAAATAAACAGGAAAATCCAAGATTATCCAATCAAAACGAGGGTGTTTCGAAAGAGACACCTTCGTTAAAACTCAATAAACAAGAGATTGAGTTTTTGTTGTATTTGATACAAGAAGGAATGATTCCTGGAAAAAGATTAATTGAAGCAGTATCCGTAGTGGAGAAACTTCAAAAAAGTTATAAAGAACAAGAATAACTTTATTGGCCTTGATGTGGCAATCAAGGAAGTGGGCCGAAAAGGTAACCAACCATAAGGAGAAAGAATAAATGCCAAGTTGGAAAAAACTTATATCAAGTGGTAGTGCAGCATCACTATCATCTTTAACATTAGACACCGCTCTACCGGTATCTCAAGGTGGAACAGGTGCTACCACATTAACATCAAATAGAGTTCTTACAGGTAATGGAACAAGTGCGATAACTGCGGAAACTAATTTAAGTTTTAACGGAAGTGAATTAGGAGTTACTGGTGGTGTTGATATAAGTGGAGCATATCAAACCAATAATGTAGTGGCAATTAACTCAGATGGTAATTTTGAAGTTCACGATAATAGAGCCACTTCTGGTTCAACAGATTTAGGATTAAAAGGTGTAAGATTTGACTTCAAAAATAATTCAGCAGACGGATTATCAGACGGAGGAACTTATCACGGACTGATGACAATCCAACAATGGAACGATAGTTCTGGTGGTCATATTCATAATTTAGGATTTACAGACAATGGTTTTATTTATCACAGAAACGCTCAAATTGCTGGAAGTTGGGGTAATTGGAAAAAACTTATACAAGAAGATGAATCAGGAAATGTTGCAATAGAAAATGGAGACTTAAGAGCATCTCAAGATGTTATTGCATTCTATTCATCAGACAAAAGACTTAAAGACAATATCGTTCGTATAGAAAATCCATTAGAAAAGGTTGGTAAAATAGGTGGTTATACATTTGATTGGAACGACAACCAACAAACTTATACAGGAAAAGATGTCGGTGTTATTGCACAAGAAATCCAAGAAGTTCTACCAGAACTCGTAACCGAAAGAGATAATGGATACTTAGCAGTCAAATATGAAAAAATCGTTCCATTATTAATCGAATCAATCAAAGAATTAAAACAAGAAATTGATGATATCAAACAAAAATGTGATTGTTTGAACAAATAACTTTATATTTATTATCAAACCAAAACAGGAGTTATAATGGCAAAAAAATCAACAGAAATTAAATTCACTCAAGAAGAATTAACATCATTACAAGAACTACAACAAGGTTATGATAATGTTCGTAATTCTATGGGTTCGTTAGAAATTTCAAGAATTCAATTGGAACAAAGATTAGATAATCTATCAGAAGAAAAACTTCGTTTAGAAACAGAATACTCTAATTTAGTTTCAACAGAACAAAAGTTGGTCAGTGAATTAAACGAAAAGTATGGGCCAGGTAATCTTGACCCAGCAACTGGAGTTTTTACACCAACAAAATAAAAAATATAGGTTCATCAGTATATTTTGAGTTTTTTAAATGATATTTATACTTACGATATAACCTAATTAGGAGAAACAAAATGGCAGAAAGAATCGTAAGTCCTGGAGTATTTACCAGAGAAAAAGATTTATCTTTCTTACCACAAGGAATTGGTGAAATCGGAGCAGCATTAATCGGGCCAACAGAAACAGGGCCAGCATTTGTTCCAACTATCATCAGAAGTTTTGGTGAGTTTGAAGAAATCTTTGGTAAAGAATCTCAAGACTTTTATGTTCCTTTCACTGCGAAACAATATCTTCGTAGTGCCGGAACAGTAACAATCGTTCGTGTATTAGGATTAGGTGGATATAAAGAAGATACGGTAACACTTGCGTTAAGTAGTTCAACTAACCACGAAGTAGTTGCAACACTTAAACCTTCAAGACTTTCACCAACTGCATTATTAGCAGGAGAAGGAAGTGCTTCAATAACTGACGGTGCAACAAAATCTTCATTTACTTTAAGTTTATTAGGAACTGACTATGCATTATCATTTAAATCAAGTTCAGCCAATTATATTGGTAATGTATTTAGTGAAGACGCATCAGACTCAAGTAAATCAGCGTATTTATATTCCAACTTTTTAAATACACAAAATAAATTCGGTGATTCCGATGTAGTAACACTCGCAAGTGGTTCAGATGAAAACTTTGGTTTTCAATATTCACTTGCAAAAACACCTTTTATTCAATCACAATTAGTTAATTCCGCAAGAACAAACTTGTTTAAATTGGCAACTCGTTCACACGGAAGTGATGTAAATTCAAAATATAAAATTGGTATATCAGATGTTAAACCAGCATCAGATGTAGCAGGTTCTGATTATGGTTCATTTAGTGTTCAGGTAATTGTAAACAATCCTGGTCAAAATGACGACGGAACAATTTTAGAGAATTTTCAAAACTTAAACTTTGATGAAAGTTCACCAAACTTTGTATCAAAAGTGATTGGAGATAGATTCGTAACAATAGATTCAAATGGAAAATTAACCAATAACGGAGATTATCCAAATTTATCTAAATATATATTTGTTACTGAATCAGCAAACCTTACAGGAATTTCAAAAGAATTAGTTCCTATGGGATTTGGAGCAGTTATAGAACCACACAAAACAATAGTAGCAGCGTCAGTTGCTGCAAGTGGTTCAATGACATTCCCAACCGCATCACTTAGAAGTGGTTTATCAGGTAGTGGAGCAGGAGTAGGTCAGACAAATTCAAGAGGAACATTTGATAGAAATGTTTACTATGGATTTGACTTCGCAAATGATGATAATTCTGAATACTTAGCACCTTTACCAACAGGCGCAACCGCAGGTAATAATACAACTATGAGTTTGGAAGATGTTTCAGGTAGTAATGACGCATCAGTATTGGGTTTAACATACGCAAGTAAAACTCAAGCAGTAAACTTAACAAACTCAGCTTTCCAACAAAGAAAGTTTGTAGTTCCTTTACAAGGTGGTTTTGACGGACAGAATCCAGCAACGGATAGAAAAACCGGAACCAACATTGTAGCAGGAAACACACAAGGATTTGATTTATCAGGGCCAACCGCAAGTGGTTCAGTTGCTTATAAACGAGCAATCAACGCAATCTCAAATCCAGATGAGTTCGATATTAACTTGTTGGCAACACCAGGTGTAATTCACTCAATTCACTCATCAGTAACAAATCACGCAATAGACAAAATAGAAGATAGAGCAGACGCATTCTATATTATGGACGGTTCACCTTATGGTGCTTCAATCCAAGCAGCAATAAACAATGTAAAAACTCTTGATACTAATTATGTCGGAACATATTATCCTTGGGTTAAAGTCTTGGATAGTGTGAAAAACAGACCAACTTGGGTTCCACCTTCAGTAGTTCTACCAGGTGTTTACGCAAACAATGATAGAATTGGACAAGAGTGGTTCGCACCAGCAGGTCTAAATCGTGGTGGTTTAACAGAAGTATTAGAAGCCGAAACAAGACTAACCAACGCAGAAAGAGACGACTTATACGAAAATCGTATTAATCCAATCGCATCTTTCCCAGGTCAAGGTGTAGTTGTGTTCGGACAAAAAACACTTCAAGGTAAACCAAGTGCATTAGACAGAATCAATGTAAGAAGATTGTTGATTTCATTAAGAAAATTCATCGCATCTACTTCAAGATTCTTGGTATTTGAACAAAACACAAGTGCAACAAGAAACAGATTCCTAAACATTGTGAATCCATATCTTGAGCAAGTTCAAGCAAATTCAGGTCTAACTGCTTTCAGAGTAGTAATGGACGATTCTAACAACACACCAGATGTTGTTGATAGAAATCAATTAGTAGGACAGATATTTATCCAACCTACAAGAACTGCTGAATTTATCGTATTGGACTTTGTGGTTCAACCAACAGGAGCAGCATTCCCAGAATAATAGGAATATTGATTAAGAAAAACCCCCGAGATTTCGGGGGTTTTTTGTTTATGATATGACTGAAAGAAAAACTTGAGAGTTTAACCACCTAACTCACAAGGGTTGTTTCTAATCTCGTGAAACCCTACATAACCCTTCGGTTCCAAATAAGTAGTCACCGAAAACCCACAACTCAATAGGTTCTTACGATTACGATATTAACACCTATTTAGGATAAATAGCAAAGGTATCAGCGTATTCAGCCAATGTATTATATTGACTTCTATGATAACCATATTGTGGCTTGCTACCACCACGATATCTAATTCTATAATTACCAGTCATCATCATTTCTCTAATAACTGGATTAAATCTAAATTCCATAGGAATACCTTTGTAAAGAGCTACCTCACCAGGAGTAGTATTGTTGTAATTTTCAACATTTAATCTTGGTTGATTTTGATTAGCTTCATACAATTCCATAGGATTGTGGTTATATTGATAGACATTCATAGTAAATGTCCTATTATTAAAACCAAAATCTCTTGGAACAAAAGTATCTTGGTAATTTCTCGGTTGAATTGTTGTATTTTCAGTCATTTCATTTTCCTTTATATCGTTATCAATCATATATTAACTTACTAATTCTTTTTGTAAAAGTCAAGCTTTTTTTTTAATTTTCTTCGTTTTCTTCGTGGTTATCTCTTTCGTAAACTTCTTCTTCGCAATCATCACAAAGGAAAAATCCACCAGTTTCAATACCACATTCTTCACATATTATTTCATCAATCATACTATAATATACAAACAAAAAATGACAAAGTCAAGTAAAAACTTCAAAAAAACTTCTAAAAATTATATTAAAATTTATTCCAAATGGAAATCACTTTTTTTGATTTTGTTATATTTATTACTGAGTTAATTTATAGGAGAAATAAAGTGGCATTATTAGACCCAAACGATATATTTTTTACCCCGTTTGAACCTAAAACAAAAAATAGGTTTATTATGGAGATTGACGGGATTCCAGCATATTTAATTAAAACAATGGCAAGACCATCAGTTCAATTTGAAACTGTAACTCTTGACCATATCAACACAAAAAGATATGTAAAAGGTAAAGCAACTTGGCAACCTATTAGTATCACTTTGTATGACCCAATCGTTCCATCAGGAGCACAATCAGTAATAGAGTGGGTAAGACTACATCACGAATCAGTAACAGGTCGTGACGGATATTCAGACTTCTATAAAAAAGATATTACATTTAATGTATTAGGGCCAGTCGGAGACAAAGTAGAAGAGTGGACATTGAAAGGAGCATTCATCACAGAAGCAAACTTCAATGAATTAGACTTCGCATCATCAGAAGTAGCAGACATTTCACTAACTTTACAATACGACTACGCAATACTACAATTCTAACGGAGAAAGTTATGTGGGCAATATTTAAAGACAATAATGAATATAACGAGAAATCAATAATTGGTTTCGGTGCATTCTCAGTAATGGTTTTATTTGCATTTGCAGATGTTGTTACTGGACTTATGGGTAAAGACTTAGTTATCAATGATGTGGTATACAATTCTTTCCTATTCACTACATTAGGTAGTTTCGGTATCGCAGGTGCAGAAAAAGTTTTAAAAAAATAAGTTATTAATTCAGTATTAATCAAGGAGTAAACAATGGCTGAAAATCAGTATGGTTTTCCTACTGAAGTTCTATCTTTACCTTCAAAGGGATTATTGTATCCCGAAGATAGTCCTTTGCGTAGTGGAACAATCGATGTCAAATATATGACAGCAAAAGAAGAAGATATATTGACATCTCAAAACCTAATTACACAGGGTGTGGTAATTGAAAGATTATTACAAAGTGTAATCGCAACACCAGGAGTTAAATTAGATGATTTGTTAATCGGGGATAAAAATGCACTTATGATGGGAACTCGTATTTTAGGATACGGAAAAGAATATCCGGTTGTTATCATTGACCCAGAAACAAATCAAGAAGTAGAAACAACTATTGATTTAACTACTATTCAAGAAAAACAAGTTGATGAATCTTTATTTCAAAACGGAAACAACTTTGAATTTGAATTACCTAATTCAAAAAGAAAACTTGGGTTTAAATTATTAACTCACAAAGACGAATCAGAAATTAACAAAATATTGAAATCTTTGGAAAAAGCAGAACAACTCACAGGAGTATCTAATGAACTTACCACAAGATTAAAATATCAGATTCAATCTATTGACGGAGATAAAGACCAAAAAACAATTGATAATTTTGTCGATAATGAGTTTTTGGCATTAGACGCAAGAGAATATCGTAAATACACTCAATCTATTTCACCAGATATGGATTTGAGATTCGATTATACAACTGGGAACGGAAATAAAATTAAGGTCGATGTTCCTTTAGGTCTGGACTTTTTTTGGCCAGCCGCCATCTAATAGGGCGGCAATCCACGAAGAACTCTTCAATATAGTTTATTACGGACAGGGATTCACTCACTCCGAACTCTACAACATGCCCTTACCACTTCGTAGGTATTATGGAGACCTTTTAGTAAAAACCAAAGAAACAGAAAACAAACAATACGAAGATGCGATGAAACAAAACCAAGACCCAAGACTGAAAACTTAGTTTGATGATATTTATTACTGAATAAATAGGAATAAATTATGTCTAATTTTAAAGTAAAAGATAAAAAAATAATACCGGAATTCATTGGTTCATTGATGAATGCGATTGCTAAGAGAAGTGCCAATAAGGCAGTTAAAAACTTAGAGAAAAATCCAGTCATTAAAAAACATATCAATAAAATCAAACAAATTGATAAAGAAATGAAAGCCGATATTGAGAGCAGACTTAAAACTGACCCAAAATTTAAAAAAGATTATAATGACGCATTAAACTATATAGATAGTTTATAATCTATTTTATTATTTCTAACTAACAACATTAATCAATAATATGGCAGAAACAAAAGCACAAATAGCACTTAAAAAGCAAAATGAAAAGTTATCAGAAAAACTTGCTTTACAAGAAGAAACTATAAAAACTTTAACCAAAGAGTATGGTTTACGAGAAGATATTGCAAAGGTTATGGAAGGTGCTAACAAGATGGAAGGTTCCAAGCTTGAAGTTGTAAAAGATATTATTGATAAAACCAAAGATGTATTTGACAATACTAAAAAAATTACCGAAGAAACACTTACAACGGTTAATCTACACAAAATAGAAAGAGCAGCAATTGCAGAAGGATTATCAGACCGAGTAGAAATCATACAAAAGATGAAGTCTATTCAAGAAATCCAAAAAGAAACGAATCGTGTTGTTAATGTTCAGGCAAATGCATTTAAAAGTATTGGAGATTCTATTGACGGAATGATTAAAACAATACCTGGAATAGGTAATGTTCTTGCAGATGCTTTGGGAACGAGTGAAATGGGAACTGAGTTATCTGAACAATTCAGAACAGCTTTTGCAGAAGCATTTAATGCTGGTAATGTTGCTGATAATATTCAACAAGGTATGGTAGAGGGTGCTACATCAGGAGTAGTTGAAGCTTCATTAGAAAAAACATCTATGAAAGGATTTATGCAAGGTATACCATCAGCACTAAAAAGTGTGGGTGTATTGGCAGCATTGGTTGCAGCAACAAAATTTGGATTTTCAGGTGGTATTGAATCATTAGACTTTAGAAATAGATTTAAAAAACTAATTGCAGGTTCTACATTTGATGCCTTTAAAGATGCGTTTGGTAATGTAAATAAATCATCATTTATCAATATATTTCGTTCAAGGTTAATGGGAGTAAGATTTGGTGTTGAACAAACAGATGTAGCAAAAATCCTAAGAGCACAAACTGAAATATCCGGATTAACCGATAGACAAGCTTTTAATGTCCAAAATTCAATCGCAAGACTTGCAAGTCGTCAAGGAGTGTTGGCAAAAGATGTATTCGCAGATATTGCACAAAATACAGAAATGTTTGCAAAGTTTGCAAAAGATGGAGGTCAAAACATTGGATTGGCAGCCGTTCAAGCAAAAAAATTAGGACTATCATTAGATACCGTTGGAACTATCGCAGAAAATATATTAGACTTTCAAACCAGTATTGAAAGTGAGTTAAAAGCATCATTATTATTGGGTAGACAACTAAATTTAAATCGTGCAAGAGAGTTAGCATTAGCAGGAAATATGGCAGGATTACAAGAAGAAATCGTAAGATTAGTTGGTTCGGAACAAGAATTAAATAGATTAAATGTAATTGAAAGAAAGACATTAGCACAAGCTCTTGGAATCACCGTAGAACAATTAAGTAAATTAGCAGGTGGTGAAGTAGAAGTGAAGAATTCTGAAATGAAACAGAATACAGACCAAATGGCTGCATTAACACAAGTGCTTCTTGCAGCCACAATAGTCCAAGGTGCTAGAGTGGGATTACCATTATTAGGAAAAGGATTTGATATGGCAGTTGGTGCTGCAGGTTTTGGTAGAGTTACAAAAGGTGTGTTTAAGTCTGGGCCAAGAGCAGGTCAGACATTTTTACAACAGGGTGGTAAATTTGTTTCCAATACTACAACTAATAGAATGTTAACTTCAAGACTCGGAACAATGGCACTTGTGGGTTCAAGACTAATACCACAAATAGCACTAATATCAGCAGGAATATTTGCATTAACAAAGGTAGTTCAACACATTTCAGGTAAATCAGATGATATAGCAGACAATACCAGAAAGACCGTATCGACAATGGCACAAGATAGTAATTGGCCACTAATAACATCAGATAAACTCGGTAGTGGAGCGAAATATATACCAAACAAAGGATAAGTAAATGGCGGGGTTAAAAGATAAAGACACAGGACTACAAGGAGACATTAGAGATTTTTCAGAAATCACTAAAGATAATTCTTCTTTGGTTTCCAAACAATCCAACTTAAGTAATTTTAGATTTGATTACAATAGAGTTGGTGGAACCAACACACCCAACGGAAACTTTCAATTAAATCAAGAAAAAAATATTGCCGGTGAATCAGAACTTTCAAAGAAAACTTCATTGTTTCAAGGAGAAACCGGAAACACATTACCACCAGAAGTAAAAGGAAGAATACAAGCAGCCGAAACAGCATTAGAACCATTTAGTGCTGCTGACAAAGGTGGTGTAAAACATTTATTTAAACAAACTATTTTACATAAATTTAACGCAAAAGATTCTACAAGAACCTATGACCCATTATCAATAGCTAAGAATTTAGTAGTTCCAGGAGGAACTGATAATCTTTCAAATTATACCATAAAAATCCCATATAAACAAATTACACAAAAACTATCTTATGTTCAACCGGGAGATAATGGAAAACTTGGAGTCAATTTTGGTATAGATAAAAGTAAGACACCCAGTAAAAGATTTACTGTTTCAATACTTGATGATAAAGTATCATATAATATGAGAAATAATGCAACTAATAGTGGAAGTAACGACCAAATTTTAGGTGAAAATTTTGAGGTATCAAAGAAAGATGATTTACCAGAAGACTTTATAGATTTTAGAATAAAAGATGTAATCAATGGAAGAATAATTCAATTTCCAGCATACTTAAATGATATCACGGACAACTCATCAGCAGAATATAATCCAACACGATACATTGGTAAAGCAGACCAAGTTTATGTTTATTCTGGATACACCAGAAACATAAGTTTTGGATTTAGAGTGGCAGCGTTATCTCGTGGAGATATACCGATGATGTGGAATAAAATCGACCACTTGAAACAATTAGCACTACCAACTTATTCTGATAAAGTTTATCCAAGTGATAATTCAAGTGAAATGAGACCAGTATCACCAATCATTGAATTAACTATTGGTAATTTATATAAAAATCAAACTGGATTTTTTAGTGGAATAAATTTAACTATGCCACAAACGTCAAATTGGGAACTTGCAAAAGGATATCAATTAACACATTTGTGTGATGTTTCATTAGAGTTTACATTTATCGGAAGGTCAGTTCCACAAAACAGACCAACAGGAAAAGAAGGAACACCACAATTTGATATGGGGAATCAATAATGGCAAGATACGAAGACACAATCATCTTAAGAGATAATAATAAAAAAAGATATTTATCTACTGAAACTTATCCAGTATTTCCAAAAAGAGATACTGATGTTTATATAGTTGGAACTTACGGACAACGAATGGATAATCTTGCAAATCAATATTATGGTTCACCGAATTTATGGTGGGTAATCGCAAGAGCAAATCCAGAATTGTTTAATGGTGGAATACATTTAAAACCAGGAAAAGAATATAGAATACCAACAGATTTAAGCACCACAGGAGAAGAATTCGTTACCGGTGGTGGTCAAATTGGAAATGTATCTGGAACATAACAATGACATTTTTCAGAACATTTATTGATGAACCAATTCAAAAAGAGTTATTCAATCGTATAGACTCTCTTAATTTTAAAGTAAATGATACAGATATTTTAAAAAACTTATCTGATAAAGTTCAGGCATCAGTTCAACATCAATATGCAAAAGCTTGTTGGGCAAGAATCGCAGTATCACTCGGAGATAATGACGGAACCGTATTCACATTGGGTTCAGATAGTTTAAATCCAAATACATTTAACGACCATTTAAATCCTTCAACTGGAAGTATAGACTTCGGATATCCAAATCAAATTAATCCCAATGGAACAGGATTTAATCGTTATAGAGGTAGAGCAGGAATCACTTCTATAAATTCATCATTTAAAGAATACTTTTTAAAAACAGCAACAATTAATATTTTTGTTCCAAATCCAAATGAATTTGATAATATAAAAGATAGATTTTTAAAATTCGGTAGATATATTTTTGCCGAGTGGGGTTGGTCATTACCTTACAACACTCAATTACCAGCACTAACAGGTGAAACTATTAGAGAGATATCAAATGATATTCAAGAACGAGTTAGAAAAGGAAAAGGAAATTATACTGCCATAGTTGGTGTTGTAACGAATTATAACTTTAACCAAACCAAAGAGGGAGCATACGAAGCAAGTATTGAAATCAGTAGTATGGGTCGTAATATATTTGGACAAGGTGAAGGAGAAGGTAGAATAGGTGGATTAGTTGGATATGCAAATGATGTAATTTTAAACGCAGAACAAAGTGGTGGAACACTAAGTGATAACCAACAGAAAGTTTTTGAAACCTTAAGAAATAGTTTTGTAAATTTTGAAGCATGTATAAAAAATTTAGAGTTTGTAGCAAAAAACTATATACAGAGTGGTGATGACCCAGATTACACTAACTTATATACAGACCCCAATATAATTGAAGAAGGAAATGCCCCGTTTTACGGTCAAGGTGGGAATTCAATTGCTACCGGACAACCAAGAAAAGATGATTCCATACCAGTATATACAAAACCAGGGATTGTATTTATACCACAAAGTGCACAAGGATTTTTAGATATGAAACGAATTGTTATGCAAGATGATGAAAATTATAAAAAAGATGACAAACAAACCTTTCACATTTGGGTTTCTTGGGGTTGGTTTGAAGATTATATTTTAAATTCATTTTTTTCATTTGTTTCAAAAGATAATGACAAAGATAAATTTAAAACAGAATTTTTCAGTGCAGATACACAATATGATGGTGAACCAGGTAAAAAACAAATTACAGGATTTACAAATACAATTTGTAGGTCGCATTCAAGACTACAAACATTAGGATTTGATTCCGTAGTTCTACCAGGAAAAACTAAACGATTCTCAGAAGAAAAGGCAATAGAAGATGTTCTTGATGGAAAATCAGTTGAAAATAATTTAATTAACAACAATACCTTTTCTCAACCAAAAAACAATAGAAAACTAAAAGCATTCCATTCTTTAGTAGAATTATTTAATTCTCCAGAGGTAGTTCCACAGTTTGAAAATGAAGAAAATAAAACTGGTGAAATTAGAAATATGATGTTTGACATACATTATTTAAAAGAATCATTTTTATCTTTGGACGGAATAGAAAACAGAATACAAAGATTTTGGGAAAAAGTTTCAAATGATTATGGTAACTTTTGGAATTTCGCATTAACTGAATCACCAACCACAGATGGTCGTATTCAAATAACAGACTTAAATATTGGTAAAGAAGAAGATAAAGATGCTCAAACTAAATTATCCAATAGAGAAAACCCGAACAAAATATTTAGATTCCCAATTTATGAAAGTGGTTCAATTGTTACGGATATACAACTACAATCAGAAAATTCATCAGAAATGGCAACATTAGCAGTTTATGGTTCAAATGTAGATTTAAGTGCAACAAGTGCCGATACCGGTAAAGGTAATACTTATTTGGCAATGAGAGGATTGTCAATGATAGAAAACTTGTCAGGTGATATTAAAACATCAAACGATATAAAAGATAAAACCAATATAGATAATATTTTAAACAATATGACAAGTCCGGTTTTTGGGAATTTTCTTAAGTCTACTGATAATACAATGAGAGGTTCATCAACAAAGTATACTTATGATGAAGAAAATTTAAAACTAAAACTAACTTCAAGAAGTGATACCGACGGTATAAACTTTTCAGATATACCGGAAATAACCAGAACTTTAGAAAAAACAGAAGAAAATATGAATTATACACTCACTCCAGAGAATGCTACTATTGCAGAATTATATGATAGTTTTTCAACAGGATACTTTAGAACTCCAGATAACGATAAAGAAGTTCAAATTTATAATTACAAAACAGGTAAAATGTTTGAGGGATTTAAAAAAGATATGTTGTTTACAATAAATAAAGCACCTGGAGATGAATCAAATTATAGTGCAGTATTACCGGTTGTTCCAATTCAATTATCATTAACATTACAAGGAATTGGTGGAATCAAAATAGGAGACTTGTTTTATGTAGATTATCTACCAAAGAAATATAGAAAGTATTGCCATTTTATGGTTGTGAATGTAGACCATACGATTGACTCATCTGGTTGGACGACTAAATTAGATTCAAGAATGATTGTTGATATACCGAAAGTTTTAGAAGATAGAGTTGGAACTCAAGTTAGAGAATATAGACCATTTATGGTTTCTTCTAATATCAATAGAGAAATCTTGTTTCAAGTTCTAAAAGCACTAAAAAAACAAAATAGAGACTATGCATTTGACGCTAAAGTAGCCGAACAATTGTCGAAAGAGTCGGGTGACCCTTGGTCAAGAAGTGGTGGTAGTCACTTAGAACCTTGGGAATCAAGTATGGGTATAGGTTCAAAAGTTTCAGAAAACTTAAAACTTAATTTGATTGATGATGAAGCAACACAACGAGACAAAGAAGAAATTAATAAAGCTCTTGAAGAAAGTGCTGGTGATTACTATGGCCCATTTGAACAAATAGAACTAAATGTGTCTTCTACCACTACTATTGGAGCGGACAATCAGCAAATAGAAGAATATACTATTACATTAAACGATAGTATATTAACAGGAAAAGATGCAGAAAGATATAAAAACCTATATCAGAGTATGCAAATTACTGGTGCCAAAGGTGATGCGTTAAAAATTGATAATCAAAAATTAACCGAAGCACTTACCGCATATGGTGTCGATACTGAAAATAAAAAAATTATTATAAGGTCGGCAACCACAGACCAATTTTCTAAATATGTATGGGACAAGGACGGAAATCCAATCTCTGGTAAGTATACACCAAGATAATAATAAAAAATTACATTTTGATTAACTAAATCAATACTTATAATAAATGGTTATAGTAAATACAGATATTCTATTCAACCAACT